TTGTTGAACAACTCTATTCAGATTTTGCAGATTATTCAACTAAGAACGGTTGGGATGTACAAGAGAATGTACACAGAATCTATCAAGGAAAAGATAAGAACACAGAACTTCCGCTTACCATCTCTACGTGGCAATCTCTGTACACACAACCCGAAGAATATTTTCACCAATTCGATTTTATTATTGGCGACGAAGCGCACTTATTCAAAGCACAGTCTCTTGTTTCTATTATGTCAAACTGTATCAATGCAAAGTATCGCATCGGTCTTACTGGTACACTTGATGGAACTAAAACCCACAAATTGGTACTTGAGGGCCTTTTTGGGCCCGTTGAAAAGGTAACAACAACCAAAGAACTGATGGACAACAAACAAATTGCAGACTTTTCAATCAAATGTTTGGTCCTAAAACATGAAGATGAAATATGTAAGTTGATGAAAGGTAAAACCTATCAAGAAGAAATAGAATATATAATTCTGAATGAAGCCAGAAATAAATTTATCAAAAATCTTGCGGTATCTTTGAATGGAAACTCTCTAATCCTATACCAATATGTTGACAAACATGGTAAAATATTGTATGATATGATAACTAATACCGAGAAGATTGGTACTAGGAAGGTCTTCTTTGTTTACGGTAAAACCGATACAGAAACAAGAGAAGAAGTTAGACGGATCACCGAGGAAGAAAATGACGCTATTATTGTGGCTAGTTATGGTACCTTTAGTACTGGAATTAATATTAGGAATCTCCATAATATTATATTCGCATCTCCATCCAAATCAAGAGTTCGAAATCTCCAATCTATTGGACGTGGTTTACGAATCGGTGACAACAAGGTCGAAGCGGTTCTTTACGACATAGCAGATGACTTACGATATAAGGGTTATATGAACTTTACTCTCAAACATTTCGTAGAACGAACTAAGATATATAATGAGGAGAAGTTCACTTATAAACTCTATAAGATAGGATTAAAAAATGGAAACAATAAAATTATTACGGCTTAAGTCTGGTGAAGACATTATAACATATTTCGAACAAGTAGATAAATTAAATTTTATTGTTAGAGAACCTATGGTGGTCTTAGTTAAGAGTGACATGAAATCGGGTAAACAAATCATTATGATGGATCATTGGTTGCCTGCACCACTCATCAAAAATAATGAAGCATTTATAACTGAAGGTGAGATTGTTACAATTTTGGAACCCACATCTGAATTCTCCGAATACTTTGAGAATGCTGTGGATGCTATCCATAAAGCTAAAACTGTGGAGGAAGATTCTTCTGATGAAGAAGAACTGAGTAAAGATTTGATGACTATAATGCTGGACTCTGTTGGTCCGGATATATCCGTAGTTCATTAATTAACATGCAGAGGCTACATACTGGAGTGTAGACCTTTGTCAAGTGGAAGTCAAGCAATTTAAAGGTACATATATCATGGAACAACAAACAATACCAATGCCGGTTACAAAACCAAAAAGGCATTACATCAACAACGCAGATTTTTGCCAAGCACTTTTGCAATACCAGGCTGCCGTAGCACTTGCAAAACAAGAAGGTAAACCAAAACCAAAGATTCCCAACTACATTGGTGAATGCTTTATGAAGATTGCAGAGGGTCTCTCACACAAACCCAACTTTATCAACTACACCTATCGTGACGAAATGGTTGGTGATGGTATTGAAAACTGCCTTATGTACTTTGAAAACTTTGACGTTTCCAAATCAAGCAATCCTTTTGCATACTTCACACAAATTATTTACTACGCATTCTTACGCAGAATTCAAAAAGAAAAGAAACAACTGTATGTAAAGTACAAAGCAACCGAACAGTTTGGTATCTTCAATGAATCCGAAATGATGGGTTATGATGATGTACCAGCCAAACCTTTTGAACTATATGAAAATATTTCCGACTTCATTGAAACATTTGAAGAAACAAAGAAAAAGAAAAAGGAAATAAAAAAGAACAAAGGTATTGAAAAGTTTTTGGAAGAATAAAATGAAAATTGGATTCACTTGCTCATGTTTTGATTTGTTTCATGCTGGTCATGTGTTGATGCTTGAAGAAGCAAAACAACACTGTGATTACCTAATTGTTGGTCTTCAAACCGATCCAACAATAGACAGACCGGAAAAAAACAAGCCGGTACAATCAGTCTATGAACGGTATACACAACTCAAAGGTTGCAAGTACGTTGATGAAATTATACCGTATTCCACTGAAGAAGACCTTTTAAACCTATTGACTTCAGTGAATTATGATGTTAGAATACTTGGCGAGGAGTATAGGATTAAACCCTTTACAGGTAAACACCTTGATAAGGAATATTATTACAATACTCGTAACCATAATTACAGCAGTACGGAACTGAGGAAACGAATTGAGAGTAGCAATAATAACTGACCAACACTTTGGTGCTAGAAATGACTCATTACACTTTTTGGACTTTTATGAAAAATTTTATGATGAAACATTTTTTCCTGCTATTGATTTTACCGGAATTACTACTCTGCTTATTCTTGGTGACACGTTTGATAGGCGTAAATACGTAAACTTCTATTCACTGCAACGTGCAAAGAAGATGTTCTTTGATAAGTTGGCGGACCGTGGTATCAAAGTACATATGTTGGTGGGTAACCATGACACATATTACAAGAACACAAACGATGTTAATTCACCGAGACTCGTTCTTGAAGAATATGATAACATCAACATCATAAAGAATCCGGACACATTACAACTTGATGGTGTTTCGGTTTGCATGATGCCGTGGATTTGTGCCGAGAACTATGACCATTCGATTCAAACCTTGAAACTTACGGAAGCAACAATCTGTATGGGACACTTTGAGATTGAAGGTTTCCAGATGTATCGTGGTGCACCGTCACATGAGGGTTTAGAACCTAAAATGTTTGACAAGTTTGACATGGTGTTTTCTGGTCACTATCACCATAAGTCGAGCCGGGGTAACATACACTATCTCGGCAATCCTTATGAGTTGACATGGCAAGACCATGACGATCCACGTGGGTTCCATATTCTAGATTTGAAGACACAGGAACTGGAATTCATCCAGAATCCTAACAGAATGTTCAAGAAACTTATCTATGATGATAAGGTTGATGACATTAAAACGATCACATCTATGGACTTGGCACACCTGAAGACCAGCTATGTCAAAGTTGTTGTTGTTAACAAAACAAATCCATATCTGTTTGATACACTAATCAATAGACTCTATCAAATTGGACCAATTGATATTTCGATTGCTGAGGACTTCACTGAACAGGAAGACATGCAAGACGATGATGTGGATCAAGCCGAAGACACTACAACAATTCTAAATAAGTACGTTGACAACCTGACAACAGATTTAGAAAAAGACAAAATTAAAACGCTTCTGAGAGAATTATACGTTGAAGCATTGAATGAGGAATCAGAATGAGTTCACCTACTAAAATGGTAAATGATGAATTAGCGGAGAAAATGTTTTTTATTCCACGTTTTGTCGTGAATACGGAGATGTTTACTTCAGGTGAATGTGATTTCATTCGAGATTATTTCCGTAACAACTATAAAACAACAAGTGGTGGTGAATATGAGAATTACACCATACCACAACAGCGGAAAGCCGATGTTGTTTTATTAGATAGTGCTCCACCAGATTTGTTGTGGATGTGGGAGAAGTTTAATAATTTAATTGCATATTACAACGACAAGTATTTCAACTTTGACATATATGGTTATAATTACCTCCAATATGCCAAATATGAACCAGGTGGTAAACATGAGTTTCACATGGACTTGCCATTGGATGGAAAAACTGTACAATACAACTTACTTGAACACCTACGCAAGATGACGGTAATTCTTTTGCTTGGTGAACCTGGAGTTGATTTTGAAGGTGGTGAGTTTCAACTCAATCACTTCTCAGAACAATACCCTTGGAATACAAATTTGAAAAAAGGACATGTAATTATTTTCCCATCGTTCCTTTTGCATAGAGTGGCACCTGTCATCTCCGGTGTCAGAGAATCAATAGCAGTTTGGCCAGTAGGACCTAAATTTAGATAATGATTATTTTTGAAAAAGTTCGCTGGAAGAATTTTCTTTCCACGGGAAATGCATTCACTGAAATTGACCTAACTCGGTCTACGAACACACTTATCGTTGGTCATAACGGTGCGGGTAAGTCCACTATTTTGGATGCACTCACATTTGGTTTGTTTGGTAAACCGTTTCGTAAAATCAATAAACCACAATTGATGAACACAATCAACAATGGAGATTGTGTCGTTGAGATTGAGTTTAAGATTGGTAAGAAACAATACAAGATTATTCGGAGTATTAAACCAAATGCGTTCGAGATTTATTGTGACTCTGTTCTGGTTAATCAGGACGCAAAGGCAAAAGACTACCAAGAGCACCTCGAAAAGTTCATTCTTAAACTCAATTATAAATCTTTTACGCAAGTTGTAATTCTTGGGTCTGCATCTTTTGTTCCGTTCATGCAGTTATCACCTGCTGACCGTAGAGCAATCATTGAGGACTTACTTGACATTCAAATCTTTTCGTCAATGAATTCCATTGTTAAGAATAAGATTTCAACAATCAAAGATGAACAGAAAACAGTTGATTATAATATCAAACTTGTTGAAGCTAAAATCTCCTTACAGAAACAAAACATCGAAGACAATAAGAAAAACCATCTTGTTGAAATCAACAAAAAGGTACAAGAGATTTCGGACAATGATACTCATCTGAATAAGGTAGCAAAAGATGTTGCTCTGATTCAAAAGCACATAGAACAACTTACAAACAAAATATCAGACAAAACTACAGTATCATCTAGGACAACCAAACTCATAACACTGCAATCAAAGTTTGAAGATAACGTCAGAAAATTAAACAAAGAAATATCTTTCTACCAAAACAATGATAACTGCCAAAGCAAGCTATTGTATCCGAAACAAAAGAAAAACATGTAACTGAAAAACAAACCAAGATTACTGAGGTTCAAACGGCAACAACAAAACTGGAAGAAGAACTACAGAATGTACACAATCGTTTGGAAGAAATAGAAAAGATTCAGAAGCATATCAACGCACACAACTCAGAAGTTGTTAAGTTGAACACACAGGTTACAAGTATCAATTCTTACAATACCAGACTGTCAAAAGAGATTGAAGAACTTAGAACCCGTACAGTGTCAACGGATAATGACGATGACAAATTGAAAACTCTGAATGCTGAATTACAAGAATACAAAGATGTTGCTGAACAATTGTCGATAGATAAACAGTACCATGAGTTTGCGGCAACACTACTTAAAGATACTGGTATCAAAACCAAAATCATCAAGCAGTATCTTCCTGTTATGAACAAGTTGATTAACAAGTATTTAACTTCAATGGACTTCTTTGTCAACTTCAATCTAAACGAATCGTTTGAAGAAACAATCAAGTCTCGTCATCGTGATGAATTCTCCTATGCATCATTCTCTGAAGGTGAAAAAATGCGTATTGACCTTGCACTTCTGTTTACCTGGCGTCAGATTGCTAAGATGAAGAACTCAGTGAATACCAATCTGTTGATTCTGGATGAAGTATTTGATTCTTCTCTTGATGGAGTTGGTACAGAAGAATTCCTTAAACTACTAAACAGCCTAGATAATAGCACAAATGTATTTGTAATCTCACATAAAGGTGACCAACTTTTTGATAAGTTCAGGTCTGTAATTAAATTTGAAAAGAAAAATAACTTCTCACAGGTGGCAAAATGAGTGATATAAAAAATGATGTTTTAGTATTTGATACCGATGCGTGGAAAAAAGATTTACCATCAATCAGCAAACAGATTGAAATCTTTACTCTTGTACCAGAGATTCATCCGGCTTTAAAGTCGGCATTACCAGAGTTCGACTTTGCTAATCCACCGGTTGATCCGTCCGAATTTGCAAGTTCACTCGTTGAAACATGTAAGAAGCATAATGGTATTGGTCTTTCTGCCAACCAATGTGGCTATAACTATCGTGTATTCGTCATGGGTTCAGGTGATGAGTACGTAGCGTTCTTTAATCCAAAAATTATTTCTGTTTCAGAAGAAACAACACGAATGGAAGAAGGATGCCTATCATATATGGATTTGTTCCTAAACATCGAACGTCCATCCATCATTGAGGTAGAATACCAAGATTTCACCGGTGCTACCAAAACAGCCAAGTTTGCCGGAATAACCGCACGTTGTTTCCAACATGAACTTGACCACATGAACGGAGTAGTGTATACTGTGCATGTGAAGCCATTGGCTATGCAAATGGCAATGAAGAAACGATCCAAACTTGCCGATCAAAGACGCAAGATGCAAAAGATGATGATTAACAAGGTGAAAGAAAAATTTAATGTCAAACGATTCTGATGTTGAAAATGAAAAGTGGCCCGCACACGTACAGAAACAATGGGAAGAATGGTCTGAAAAGAATCCAAAAAGTTCCTTTGAGCATGTTGACACCGAAGAACTGAAGAAAGTTCTTACGGAAGATTTGACTTATGCATCCAATATGGATGTTAAAGAATATACTTTGTTCCAGAAGTGGTGCGAGGTTCAAGAAAAGTTTCCCACAAAAACAAACAACACTTTTTGGGGTGATGAAAAGGTCCTTCTCGATGAAGAACAAGGTAAATATATTGTTCTTGCTAAGAACAATATCTGGATACCAGAATCGCCTGATGACTTTATGAACCTGCGTCCTGTTATGGAATTCACT